TTTTTCCTGAAAATCCTCAGCTTTTTTGATTAATTTCAAGATATTTGCATCACTATCAGGTGCTTCAAATACATCGCCTGGCAATAGGTTTTCGCCAGCATAGCGAAGCTCTACAAGTGCTTTTAATTTCATTATTTCACCTTAATTGGAGCGGGAGGCCGAAGCCTCCCGGTGAATTACGCTTTATAAGCGGCGCTATTGATATAGCCAACAGCTGCTGCGCGTCGGCGCTGCCAGTTAATAAAGCGCTCGGCACGCAGAGCAATCAAGTTGTGTTGCCACAAGCTGACAAGTTCGGCGGCACCGGTAGTTGGCGAGCTATCCATTTGCAAAGATGCCTCACGGCTTGCGTCCAGAGTCACCATTCCGTCATCAGCAAGAAGGATTTCAGACTGCTTGACTAAGATGATGCGCGATCCTGCGGCGACAGCAGGCGGGCCTTCAACGGCCTCCTGAGCGGGAATGTTCTCTGACACAATCACTGGCAAGCCAAAGAACGTGCCGCCGGTCATGGTTACTGTTGGGAACTCAGGCTGGCCAAGGGCGTTAGTCATCATGCTGATAGCCATGGCTTGAGTCGCCGTCATAATCCAAGCCGCGCCAGAAAGTGGGATGTTGGCAGTCAAGAATCCCTCGAACAGCTTCTGAACGTCCGCCTTCAAGTGAGCGGCGGTTGCGCCTGATGCGGCAACGGGCGTTACGCCATTAGTAATGGATGCGGGAGACACGCCAGCAGAAACCGCTTTAGCGGGGTCAACAAAGTCAGAGTCAAGGAACTCAGCCATGGAGGCAATCAGATCCTGGCGAACAATGGCCTCGGCTGATGGGTTGCTAAAACGAACCAGCTCATCAGTCAGAACAACAATGCCGGCAGCTTTTGCATGGCCAAGAGTAACGGTTTCAAAGCTCAATGCAGATACCGGCTTAACAGCACCCTCGCCCACCCAGGCAACGCTAGAGCCAGTCTTTTGGGCCGGCATTTTAATGTTGAACGGAACGCGGCGCAGGCTGGTTAGTTTGCCGATAATGGTTTCAGGGCGCAGAAGCTCGATGAACTCGGAACTCATGGTCTGGTATTCAACCAATGGTTTTGCCCATGACGCATCGGTAGTCGTTCCGGCAGCCACGGCGGCCTTCAGGACAGATTCAACTTCTGGGGTGGTATCTTTCCACTGCTTTGATACTTCGGCGGCTTGCATTAGGTTGCCCTTACCAGCGGCCAGTGCAATTGCGTAACGGGTAAATGCAGTGCCCTTAGGTACGTTGGATTTCACTGAAATAACGCCAGAACGCGACTGACTTGCGTCATCCACATTTTTACCGGTGGCCGGTACGGCTGACTTGATAGCGGTGGCTTCCAGTGCTTTCAAGCGGCCAAGATGATCATCAATTGCTTTAACGTCGGCTTGTGCTTCGTCAAATGCTTCTTGCTGCTCAGCGTCCAAAGTTGCGCCTTCAGCGGCTGCTTTTTCCATGATTTCGGTCATTTTTGCGTGTGTCGATACTCGTTTCGCCTCGAACGCGGCGATTTGTTCGGCTAAAGTTGCCATAATCATTACCTCTTAATGGTTTTAATAACAAATGGTTTTGCTGAATCGCCAGCATCCAAGCGCACAACACGCGCCTGATTTTTTTGCTCAACCACTTCGCCGGTCGTGGCTGGTTGAGCATCAAATGATTTAATGGTTTGGATAGTGGCCTCTGAATTGGCCGGAATCGTCACCAACGAAAGTTCAAAAACTTCCGTTTCCAAGAATTTATAACCGCCGTTTTTCATCGGCTCGATGCCATCCTTCAGGACCCGAAAGCCGATTGATACGGCGGTAATGAGCCCAGCCTTTACGCTCTGCCAAGCTTCGTCTACACGGTCTTTCAATGCCCCCGCTTCTTCGATTTTTGGCAGCCTGGCTATAAACTCAACGCCTTTTTGGGTTGGCTCTGAAAACTCAACCGTACCAACCGGCTTTGAATGATCGTGTTGCCACAATAAAGGCAGTGGGTTTTTGTATTTCACTCCGGTAGGCACGACAACATCGCCCACCCGGTCTGTTTGTGGTGTGGTGGCAATGCCGGTAATTACCCGCTCTTCTTCGCTGAGCGATTTCACGTTCAGTACGGAATATGCTCTATTCATGATTGTTCCTATAAAAAAAACAGGCTGTATTCTTTCTCTGGCTCAACACTTTCACTGCCAGCCGCAAAAAAGGCCATGGCCAGTGCTACCATTCCGTCAATGCGGCCGGTTGCTTTGTGTTTGTCCATTTTTCTGTTTCCTGCCGGGTCCTTTGATATGACTGTGTTTACAGCGCACATCGTAAGGACTGGATTGTTGCCATGCGCAATGCGACTGTTTAGCAATTCAGATTCGAGACTATCAATCGCTGGAGAGGCATCTTTAAAACCCTGCCCGCACTCAACAAGGGGCAAATCAATGCCAAGTGTGTCTAATTCCTTCTGAAGCAGCGTAATACGCCATCTATCGTAGGCAATGGATTGGATGTTCATGTCAGCCATTATTGCTGCCATGTCTTGCGCCACAAATTCATAATCAACCGTTGCGCCTGGTGTAGTGTGGATATACCCTTGCTTTACCCAAACGTCATACGGCTGCCGGTCACGCTTTGCTCGGTCATACACGCCCTGCTCTGGCGTCCAGAAATGCGGTTGCGCATGCCAAACACCGGCAATCTTTCCGATCAGCACCAACGCGGTAAGGTCGGTTCGTGCCGACAAGTCCAGCCCGGCATATACAGGCGCATCGCCAAAATCCAGAACCTTTCCGGCGTTTGCGTCCCATACATTTTTACTAACAAACGGCGTTACCGTGGAAACTCTCTGGTTGAGAATTAAATTCCTAAAAGTATTTTCTGCTGACGGCATCCTTGCTGCCTGCTTGGCCTGTTCTTCCAAGTCTTGCAAGGACCGAAATATACCCAATGCTGGATTTGCGGCCTTCCATGCTTTCTTGTCTAGCACATCAGCGCCTTTTGGTGCGGCATATACATGACTCACAATACGCGGGTCTTTTGATTTCTCAGCGTCATCAATCCACTGGCTAAATAAGTCGGCATCGTTTGCAGCCTGCGTGCTAATGGATAACAGGAGCGGTGCTTTGTGTGCGCCTTGCGCTGTGGTTATCGCATCGATAAAATCATTCTGTGGGCCACGCACTTGGCCTGTCTCGTCCAAAATAGCGAGAATTGGCGAAAGTCCGTGTGCCGTTGTTCCATCAGCGGCCAATGCTCTATATTCAACATTCAGCGGCAAGCCAATCAACCGCTTACTTGATGGAACAATGCGGACAATCCCGCTTAATTCTTCGGATAGCTGAACCATTTTTGCGGCAAGATTAAAAACCAATGCCGCTTGATCTCGCGACTGTGCGCCAGACACGATCTGGCTATTTAGCTTTGCTTCAGGCCCAACCAAATGTGCCAGCAATATGCCTGCAATAAGCGCTGTCTTTCCGTTCTTCCTAGCGATAGACAGGTAAGCCCTGCGTGTGCCTTGCTTGTTGTTGTAAATCGCGTTAATAAACTTTTTTTGAAATGGCGCAAGCTTAATGGGCTTGCCGACGTGTTCGCCTTCAGGTGCTTTGCAGTACGCCTCGATAAAGCGAATTACACGCGCACCCCTGCTCATTTCACCATCCTAAGCCCTGGTATCAGATCATCATCAACCTTATCAGCTTTTTTGGATGCTTCTGATTGGGCTTTGTTTGCTTTTACTTGGTCGCGGCTTTTGCCTTGCGTGGCTTCAGCATGAACCTGAAGCATGCGAGACAAAGCAACCATCCTTCTTGTCAGGGTTTCCAGTAAGCTGTGCTTCGGATTAACAATGGGCGTGCCGCGCTCGTTTGTAACAACATCGCCCTCGGACTCTATTTCAATATTCAGCCGCTCAATACTGGATTTTGTCCTGGCCAGCTCTGCTGCTACTTCCAAGTCTGCGTCAGTCCATCGATCTGCAGCCCTTGCTTTTGTGATTGACTTCCAAAACTTCATGGCCGATTCAGGCATATATACATAATCAGGCACGGCAATTTCATTGATGGCACCCGCCATTGCATTAACTGCGCCCTTAATAGTGTCAACCCTCTGTCTTCTTGTCATTGTCATGTACCCTCGCGCGCGCGGGAGAAAAGTGTATTAGCAGTAAAAGATGATTTGGCGGCCGGTCGAGAAGCCAAAGGGTTTTGACTTTTTCCCCACCCCCCCCGCTTACTTGTACCAGTGCGAATCAGGGTCAAGGGGCTGTCCGGTTACGTCGCCACCTATCACGACACCTCTTGCTTCTTCCTTTGCTTTGGTGCTGTCATGATGGGTCTTGCATAACGGCTGCCAATTTTTCCTGTCCCAAAACAGCTTTCTATCACCCCTGTGTGGCTCTATGTGATCCACTACCGTTGCTGCCTCAATTCGGCCATCTTGTTTGCACATACAGCACAGAGGATTGACCTGCAAGAATGTCTTTCTTGCTTGCTGCCACTTGTATCCGTACCCTCTCTGTGTGCTGGACTTACTCTCACGCCAACTCACAGGCCGTCATGCTCCTGGCAATCTATGGCCTCATCGTCCAACGACGCGCCGGTTGGCCTGTCCTCTTCTTCCTCAATCATCAAGTCGATAAGCAGATCAAGCTTTGCTTCAATGCGATCTAGTTGTTCTTGCATATCTAATCCAGAAAAAAGAAAACCCGTCGCGGTGACGGGTCAAATGGAGTGGAGCCTTAAGTTTACAACTGTGCTACCTTGACACAAATCATATCAAAATCGCTGTAATAGTGCCATCACGGATTTGGCACTATTTTTTGTTGGTTTAATAGGCGCATTCCTTGGTTGTAAGCAAGATGCGAGCCATCGCTTATTTTTCGGTAAAACGTGCGTTTACTAAATCCCAACACTTCGCGCTGCCTGTCTGTCAAATCATCGAAACCATGAAGCAGGACATAATACAGATACAATGCTATCCGCATCTTCTCATCACCCAATCCCATGACTGCCCGATGTATGTGTTGGCTTTGTGGATCTGTTCTTGGGTTAGGTGCTGCCCTCTGTTGTTGAGGAATGGGCAGGAGTTTATACATCGGCGTTGGCCCAAGGTTGCACCACATATTCGGCCTACGGCTCCAATCACCCCATTGGTACAGGGCTTCAGTAATCTTTAATGGCATGTCCAGCTTGCGCCCCATATTATTCATCCCCCAGCAATTTATTGATGTACCAGCGCGCTTTTTCCAGATCCTGCCTGACGCCCTTCTTCTTCCAGCGCCACAAATACTTGATAGCATTGCCGGTGCACACGGCCTCAATGCCGGTCAGCCCTTCCGTTGCTGCTTCGATGGCATCAATACACTCCACCTTGCCCTGGTAGTGGCCTGGGTGATTGACTGTGTCGTAATATTCGGCCGCTACTGCTGCCGTGTCGCGTGTTTCTGCCATTTGCAATTCCCTTTCCAAGATAATTCTTCCGTACATCACTCTCTCCAGCTTGAGGCTTTGAACATAAAAACATCCCATACCCACTTGGCCGCAAACCCCAGCACAAAACCCATGATTATTCCGATAAACATTCCATTTCCCTCACTGTCACATACAAAGCGCCGCCCTCTTCCGGCTGGCCATACTCGGCCGTGATTCGTTTGACTTGTTTGTCGTCCACATAAACGACCCCAATCAAAGCGTCGAGCGTTACCTTTATCGAATTATCCAAATCAATTAAAACCTTGCTGGCTTCGTTTTTTTTGGTCAACCTAGGTGCAAGTACCAACCCAATCGAAACATCGCCTTGTACCACTCTGAAATCGGCTGCAATGCGTATTACCTGCCTTCGGTAATCCTTCGCTTCCTTGCTGAGGTACGTTTGAGCAAAGTTTTTAACTGCCCGTGTTTTCCAGTACCGATTAGCTGAAACCGGATAAGGCAACTTCAATTCCATTTCTCTATCCTTTTTAAAAATTCTGCTTTTTGCTTATCCAGCCAGGCCAACCGCTTTGCTTTTACTTCCACCTCAACTGGGCTGAACTTTGCGCAGTTCCTAGGAAATATTGCGCTTTGAAACTGTCCTACCGTGCCGAAGCTGCAAATGCCGTACCCTTGGCTTGCCATGCCGATACTGGACCGGCAGTTGCCGCGAAGGGTGAAGTGTTTGCAGGCTACGCACTGGATAGTCATGTCATGATCCTGTGTTTTTTAGCAACCTGTTTTGCATACTTCACTGCCATGCTGCAGTAATTTTTCGGGTTGGCAAGAATCGGCTTTACCCACTCAGTGCTTCCTTCTGTGCTGAGACGCGACCTCGCTATTTTCATCACTGCCTCGGCCTTGGCTGGGTCCGGCTTGATGTCGCGCTCAAGCAACCTTGCTGGGTCCTCGATGGGAGTGATCTGCTCGTCACGGCTTTTCTGCTCGCAGGCTTTGATGAACTCGGTCAGGCTGGGCGGCCAGTCGTACAGGTCAAGGCAATTTGCAAGGCCGCGCTTGATCTGCTCGAACGACAGACGGCGTTCGATGAACGCATCAGACCAGGCGGCTTTCCAGTTTTCGATGGACTCAACGCTTGGGAACGACGACCGCCACTTGCTGGTGTACATGCCATCCAGACGGTTGTACAGGTGGTCGATCAACGACATGCCAATGCTGGGTTTGACTTGTCTCCAGGGGTTTTCAAATGTCGATAATGTCATGGCTTGGCACTCGGTTTCGGTTCACGTAGGCGGTTGGGTCGAACTTCTGCTGCTTGGGCGGTGGCGACGAATAACGTTTCTGGTTTCGTACCCAGTTGCGCCATGTCGCCAGCCAGTCGACCTTTCGGGCTGCGGCACCTGCCTTGGCCGCCCAGTAGTCAACGAAGCTTTCAGCAACCGTGCGCATGTCTGCCGGGGGTATGTCCGGTCGCTCATCGGTTGCCCAGTCCATCCAGTCGTCAGGCATCTGGAAGTTTTCAGGCAGCCTTGTGCCAGTGACTTTGGCTCCCGTTGATTTTTTGGGAGCAGGCTGAGCCGGAGGCGAAGCATCAGGATTTTCTTTTTTTACTTTTTCTTCTACTTCAGGATTCAGTGAATCAGTGAATCTGTGAATCAGAGAATCAGGGGGATTTCCACCGTCTTGCTTTTGTGGATCACTTTTCTTTATCGGTTCTTTAACCGTTAATTCACCGTTAGGCCCCGGCAGTTCACTGGCTTTCTCTGTGTGATGCGGGCTTTGATGCTTGGTGAAATTCAGTATTTGAACCAAAGCATCACCGTTAATCTCATACCGCTTGATGAACCCATAGCGCTCAAGCAAACGCATCCCTTCTTCTACATCAACGTTATCGGCAGGAAATAATTCCATCTTTATTCTCTTGACGCGGTCCTCTAAGCGACCAGCTTTATCGGCCAATGTCCAAAGCCCAACGAACAATAAACGGTGCTCGAACGGTAATTCCACCAAATTTTCATTTTTGAAAAATCCGGGTTTTATGTTTCTAGCTCTTGCCATTACGCCACCTCGCCCGCAAACAAGCCAGACAGATCAACATCAAACTCAGCTAACCAGGCGCCAGCGGGCCATGCCTTCACGGATCCATAGCGATCATCAACGACATCTACCGATGGCGTATTGTTTTTCTTGCACCACTTGCGTAACGCTACATACGCATTTTTAGGAAACTTAAGACCAGTAGCACGCTCTACGGCAATGATGGTTGCGTGACGGGCATTGCGACCCAGTTCATGTTTGAGCTTTTCCGCTTCACGTTTATGCTTGGCGGCAGTTGCCATAGCTGTAGCCTCACGTTTGCTGCCGATTTGGGCCTTGGTGGCTATGGCGTGGTCGCGCTCTATGGCAAGCAGCTCATTCTTCTCAGCAAGATCCGCGGCAAGGCGTAATGCTTCAGGCAGGGATCGAGGAATAACAGCGATCCCCTGCTCAAGCTCTTGCCAGCGATCAACCAGCCTGGCTGTAAACTCAGGTGAAAGCTGAGCAACAACAATGATGCTGTCGCGCCTCCCTTGATTATCGGCAAATAGGTATAGTCTTGGAATGACCCCGTTTGCTGATTTTTCCCCATCCACAATCTGTGGTTCGGATATAACACCTTGAGCAACAAGAGTTTCTATTGTTCGCTTCACGCTGTCGTGGCGTTTTTCAACCAGATCTGCTATTTCTAGGCTGGTCATTGTGATGGTTGTATTTACGCTTAATGCTTGCGTGATATTGCTTTGTTGAGTTAACATTCGTTTAAATCCTTTTAGATTTTATGTAGTTCGAATCAAGCCGCCCACGAAGCGGCTTTTTTCATTTCTGCTGTTTCCAGCAGGCCGATGTGTTGCTGGCTCAATACCAGCAGTTCCAATTCTGTAATTTCGTACATACGCTCAAATGCGCGTCGACCTAAGCCGTGGTAGCCGGTATTGCCGCGATGGTGTTCCGCGCAAAGCCCGATCACATTAGCGTTATTGTTTCGCTGTCCTTTTCCCATACCGTGCCGTAAATGGTGTATTTCGCAGGGCGTGGCACCCAGACCGAGGCGATGACATAAAATGCAACCAAAGTCGGCAATTCGGCCCAGGTATTGGCGTTCTGTTTTTGTCATCAATGCCTCCCCAGGCTTGTTGGTGACCAGGTGACGCCGTGCTCATCCCCAAAGGCGTGAATAAACGTAATTAATTCGGACATGGTTTTTGCGCTCATTTTTGATGTGCGCTTACCAAGAATGACGAATCCGCCCCTTGCGCCTTGCGCGATCCTATTTTCTTGAGAGAGTGATGCGCTCAATATGTCCTTCCAATCTTCTGGCGATAGTTTTTCTTGTTTTCCGTTTATGGGCCAGACAAGTTGCTTGCTTAAATCTGTCAAACAAGACCAAAGTAAATCGTTTTGATCAAGCGTTCTGTTTCGTGGTGAGATAACAACCCGGTAGCCCTCCGGGGCTCCCAAACAAGCTTGTGCCGCATTGCTTCTTACTGCTTGGTTATTCAAATGAAAAACTTTTTTATTCATTAAGCCGCCCTATTTGCGATGATTTCTTCCATTACATTCAAATTTGCTTCTTTCATAAGAAACTGAATAACAACCCAATTACCAACCGTGTGACACCAGTCATTAACCTTATCCAGAGGCAGGTCTCGCCTGCTTGGCTTGTCGTCTAAGTGCAGGTAGTCAGTTAAATGGGGTGGATATACACCAGACCATTCAGCTGCCGTCCGCTTGGTCATCGTTGGATGAACCCTTAATTGCCAAGACAGCCTTACGGCATCCCGAAAGGTTTTACACATGGCCAACTCGGCTTGTGTTGCAAAGCGCGGCTCTGGAACCAAGCTCAGCAATGGAAGTTCGTTTTGTTTCATAGGTAAATTTCATGAAATTACCGGTTGAATTACCGGTTGGATTTAAGTGAAAATTTTTTCCATGGTTAACTTTCATGGAAAAACGAAAATGAACATCGACACCCTTTACTTCATTGCTTTGGCAGAAGCCAGCGAGAATGACGAAACCGACTACGCTTTGGCGTTGAGTATTTTTTACCGGCTTTTGAAAGGAGGTGAGGATGTGGTTATTCATTGATTTATTTCCCAACAAGCTCAGGCCAAATCTTGTGGGCGTCCTTTCTGAAGTGAATTCTGGAAATTCCACTTTCTTTTTCAAGAACAGGGCAGGCCCAGGCGGGAACTTGCCCGGCCCGAATCCATTGCTGGACGGACTGGTATCCTTTAGCGCCTGTCTTCTGGGTTGTAGCCATAACGCCGCCGCACTTGGCAACGGCTTCGATGATTGCTGTTTGAGTATTCATAAACACAATTATATGCTAGTTTTTCTAGCAATGCTAGATACTCTTGTATTGATGCAATTTTTTCTTGCATGGTTTAATGCGGTATGAGCACAATTCACGAACGCATTAAACAATTAAGGGAAAAATCCGGGCTTTCTATGGAAGCACTGGCGGCCATTCTGTCATTGAAATCATGGCAGACTATTCAGCAATGGGAGAACGGGAAAACCGCGCCAAAAAGATCAAGAGTGGATGATGTGGCAAGAGCGCTGAGCACAACTTCCGAGTACATTCTTTTTGGGGACGCCCAGGCACAAGCTGATCATCAAATAAAAGAGCCAGTGGCCGCTTATGAAAGTGAATTTACAAACATCCGTAGATTTGATTTGCGAGCGTCTGCCGGGGAAGGCAGGCTTGTGTTTGATTATGATGCCCTTGAGCCATTCAAAATACGAACTGACTTCTTGAAAAAGAATGGGGCTTCTGAGAAAAATACGTTTTTCATGACCGCTAAAGGCGATAGCATGGAACCTATCATACCGGACGGGGCCGATGTTCTGGTTGTTGAAAACGGGCATGAAATTGTCGACGGCAAGGTTTATGTATTTTTCCTAAACAAGGAAATATTCATAAAATCCCTAAACAAAACAGATGTCGGAATCATGGCCCTGTCATACAACCATGCATATAGGCCTATTTTTATCGGCCCAAAAGACAGCTTCAAGATTATTGGGCGGGTAATTATGTGTAGCTTTGTGCTTTAAAATTTTTTAATGTAAGGTAACTAAAAATGAAAATCTCATTTAAATGTATTTTACTTTTTTTAATCGCCGCATTTGCTGGGTGTGCGAATCCTCCAGGGCAATTCAAAGAAAGTGATATGGATATTGTTAACTACACGGTTAATCAACCTATCCACCAGGTTTCTGACAAAATTCAGGACTACGAAAGAAAGTGTGGCGGACTTGTCAATGGATTTTCCCCTACCTGGTATCCACCAAAATCAGACGACAGTATCACCATTGATCTTTTTTTAAAGGGACTTGGCGGATCAAAGCAGGATTGGGTTGCTGGGATTATCGTGCTGAATAAGGCTTCTGAAACCTCAACCGAGGTGAAGATTGGCGTCAACAAGACTTACTCAAGGCCGGTTTTTGGCAAGTCGATGGGGTGGGTGGATAAAACGGATCGAATGGTCAAGCAAATTGAAGATGGGTCGCCTTTTGGGTGTTAGGTGGCCATAAAATTTATCGAAGGAGTAACGAAAAATGAATGGTGTGTTTAAATTACAAATCCCTTTCTTGCTTGCTCAGGGTTGCGGAAAAACATCAATATAAATAGTGAGCCCCTATGAATTTAAATCCCACATTTGAAGAAGCGGTAGATTTTTTCAAAAATAATGAACTTCTTTGCGAAGACATTGATGTGTGGGCGGCCGACCGTAATCTACCCATGGTCCATTACGTTTCTTGCGGGCTGCTGACCCCAAAAGGCGAGCGAACCCCCATGATTGTGGAGTTGTTTATAAAGGTAAGCCCAAAAACACAAGATAAGCATTATAAATTTACAGTGCTGCGCAGAGAAACATTTGGGCAACGCAGATACTATCAACTTGATGTTAGAATTACAAAAAAGCCGGTCAAAGATGAGCACGCCCTGCCCCATGAGCATTTTGGAAAAGAAAGATTAAAGGGGGCTGAAGAGTGGAAAAGCTGGCAGTACAGCGATGTGTTGGCGCATTTTTGCGAGCAAACTCGCATTCACTTTAACCCAATGCCAGTGGACCCTGATACTTTTGATCTCAGAGGTTACTAATCATGATATGCACACAATTTTCTGAACTTACTGGGTTTCAATGTCACCCCCTTAACGAGGACGGGTCAATATCCTATGTCTCATCTTCATTTACTTTTGAAGATGGCGATATGCTGCCTATTTATATTGAGCGCATCGGGAATAGAGTTCGGTTTTTTGATGATGGCGAGGTTATTTTTCATTTTCTTGGAACCGGAATGAGAAAGCCGGGGACAACTTTAAGAACGTCATTTATTGAGAAATCTATTAAAAATCATGGGTTATCCCTCACCAAGGATGGCGTAATTGAAATATTTTCAGAGAAAAACAGGATCAGCGAGTCATTTTCAATGTTTTTGTCAGGAATATTAAATGTCGCCAATTGGGAGAGGGAAAATGCCGGGGCTAACCTGATATCCCTTGAATTTATTGAAAAGGTTGCTACCGCTCTTCAGGAATGGAAAATTGACAAACCAATCACCAGGAGCCCTAAGTACATCGGGGAATCAGGCAAAGAATATGAAGCAACCTTTTCTCAAGATGGTGAATTAATTCTGGCGATATCAGCTAAAGCCCCATCAATAAATGCCGCCATTAGAAAATTACTCGACATATCAAACGCAGCCGGAAATAGTAACCTAAAAACCAGGGTTATCATTGATGATACCTCTGCTGATAAAACTGAAGTAAAGCAAGCAGAGACAGTATTAACAAGAGTGAGCAGCTATGTGTGGCCTTTGACCGAATTACTTAAGACCGCAAAAAAATCCACTAACGAGCTTATGACTCACTAATCAATCTCATTACGAAATTCCATCAGCCGCACAGGATGCGGCTTTTTCAATTCAGCCCCCGCAAAAAAGCCAGAGCATCCGCCAGCAGCTGCCTGAACCGCTCGTCCAGTACATCATCATCGCCCTCCTGCATCCATTCAACAAATTCAAAATAAGTTGTCATATCAAGCCTGATGCTCTCATTTTCAGTAATGAGCACAAAACCACATTTGTGTAAAAGATTGCCATCCGGCAGTAATGTAAAAGTATTCATGACCGAATATTAAGCCGGCGGCTGGCCTGAACTGGGTCAAAGTGGGTAATTTTAGCCATTGTTGATGGGCGCACAGCCAACATAAAAACATGCAAATTTACATTTAGTTTCTATTTTCATATGATTAATTGCTAGTTTTTCTTGCATACAAGTTTTTCTAGTAGTAATATTCAACTCATGCACTCAACGGAGCGCACGCTTCACAAGAAGCTTCTTTAAAAACTTAGGGATTTACTAATGGCAATCAAAACTCGCCTGTCGAGGGATGAGGTCGAGCGTCGCATATGTAAGGTTGAAGGTAATAGACTTACTACCTTCATCGATTACGTAGGCAGGTCGGGCAATAATCTCACGGCATTGTTTATCTGTACATGTGGCAATCACCATGTTGCCCAAGTATGGAATGTATTTAACGGCCGTTCAACGTCTTGTGGTTGCAAACCGCGCGGCCCCGAAAAGAAGCCTAAATTGCAAACGAAAAAACGCCGTCGCATGGCTGATCGTTACTGGAGGATGATCTCCAGATGTCATAGAGCGTCAGACCCCGCCTACAAATATTATGGGGCCAGGGGAATTACTGTATGTGATCGATGGAGAAACGATTTCCGGACTTTCATATCAGACATGGGCGAACCGCCAACGAAAGATCACACCATTGAGCGCGTAGACAATAACAAGGGATACTCTCCTGAAAATTGTGTATGGGCAACAAGGAGCGAACAAGCAAA